GATCGGCTTACTACGTTTTTATATTCTGACTGGGCTATAAACTGCTGAGGCTCCCGCGCTAAAAGCCAGTCCGCTATATTAGTATCTATCGCGGTTCTTAAGTCCGAGGTGTCGGGTATGAGGTTCGTTATCGTTACCTCGTACTGATCCTCAGACATAGCGAAACACTCAATAGCTACCGCCTGAGTCGGCGCTCGGCTGGGGGAGTCGATATAATTTTTGACCTCTGTTAACTTCGTACCCGTAGGGATCCGACTCGTCTCCCCGTCGTTAAGTGGATATACGTATACGTTGCCTACAGGTATGCTCGACTCGTCGCGCTTACCGTAAACAAAAGCCCTAGTAATACCCTCGACCTCCAGCGCCCAGCCGATATAGTCGAGTAGGGATCCGCCTTGAGGCGGTAGCTTTTCCCGCACGCTCACGCGCGCGCGTAGCTCCTCCAGCGTCTCGGCGTCCTCCCCCTCTAAAGTGATAGCCGATACGGTTATCGCGTTATCTAGCCCTGAGATCGGGTTCGTAATCGTTAGCGTATCTGATATAATTAAATTGCCCGCCTCGCCAGCAGTTAGACAAGTCAAATCTAGGGTAGCGTTACCCCCTGACAGCTCTACCGAAGTATCCACGGCGTAGACCAGCCCGTTAACGTCGCCTCTGAATGTCCGACCCGCTGGGACTATTACGCCCGACGACCCAGTAGCGAGCGCCTGTAGCTTAGTAGCCTGAGCCGTTTTAGACGGGATACCGTATTGTTCCTGTTTTAACTTAAGAGCCTCCTCGCCCTGAGTTACGGTAAAGATCTGTTTGTACCCCCACTGACCCAGCTTATAGAGAACCGTAATAGTAAGAGCCAGCGCGCCCGCCATTACTCTATTAAAAGCCTTATACAATATAGGCGTATTCTGCCCGATCTTAGTCTCTATGTCTGTTATGATCTGGTCGCGTATTTCCTTAGATGTTTTTAGCTCTGGTAATGGCATTATATTAGACTCCTGTATTAATTACGGGTTGCTGTATGCTCGCCGACCAGTTAAGATCGTACTTAAAATAAGCTGTTATGTTGTCGATCTGTAATACGTCTACCTCTATATGTATTCTCTTATACTTAGGCGCGGAGACCCTGACTATAGCCTCGCTCGCGATACCTACGTTAATCATCCACGCCAGCGCACGCTTACCCGCCAGCTCCATATCTCGGATCGTCTGAGACGTAATAGGCGCCCCCTGACCCTTTAAAAAATCCGACCCTACCATACGATCAGGGTCAGTCTCTAAAGCGTTCCCTACCCAGCCCTCGGCGCTAAAGAGCGATATTATAACCGCGTTCTCTAACCCGCCTCGATCCATTCTGGGCTGACCGCCTGAGTAGTCCAGATCTCCGCCGTCCGCGGTTACGCGTATCGCTGGGTCGTTATCGTATCGGTCTGTCGCCATGTTATTATCTCCTAATAAGGTACGCTCGTCGGATTGCCGACCGACCCGCTTGTATGTCTATGAGTGGAGCCTACATTAACATTATTATTTTTCAGCGTCCCCGTGGTTAAGATATCGCCTATTAGATTAAGTATGGGCGCCGTAAGGTCAATACTCCCTAGCTGTGAGGTCGAGATAATATTACCGAACCACGTAAACGAGGATATATCTCCGTTCGCTGTTACGACGTCCACGTCGCCGTTAGCCTCCACTTTAAGACTAGCATTATCATTTACTAGAGTTATCGCGCCGAACCTATCAAGCTGTATCTCCGCGTAAGCGTTCTTTATGACTATCGTCCCACTCCGTTTTAAAAAGACCTCAGCCATAACCACGTTGCCCGCCTCGTTAGTCGAGTACTTACGGCTCTCGCCAGCTATAGCTACGGGAGTAATCTTCTGGTTACGATACGCGACCGAGGCAAGAAACCCTCGATCTTTACCCAGCGGGACGTCAATAGTATTCGTACCGTTAGGAGGTGCAAAGTCCTCATTACACCCGCCGAACACCTGAGCCTTACGCTCGTCGCCCGCGAACTCCTCGACCGCCAGCCATTGAGCCAGCGCGCCCGATCCTGAGACCTTCGCGATATAAGTTTTTATTACTTTGCCTAGTTTTATTAATCCCACGGGTACGCCCTCGGTAGCTCTCCAGTATACGCGCTGGGTATTGTAAGCCTTAGCGTCGTGTACGTTTTCTGGCTATCCTGTATAAATTTTACTGACTTTATTAAAAAGGTAAAAGGTTTATAAGCCATAACCGACGGCGCGACTAAAGTTATAAACGTGTTCTCTATCCAGAGCGCGCCGTTAGGATCCGTCCAGCCCTCTACTCGGAGCGGGACGTTAATAGCCTGAGCCACGGTAGCGCTCGCGATCCAGTTAGCCGAGTCTACTATGTTAGCCTTATTCGTATCATTAGATTGTATGGATCTCGGACGGTGTACCCCGTCCAGCGCTGGGTCTATTACTGGCGCGTAGTTATCGTTAACGTCTGGCTCCTGTCCGAACACGTCAAACTTAGAAAAACGTACCGTCCCATTATATGATCCTGTAGTTACTACGAGACCCACGTCGCCCTCTACAAAGTTGGCGACGGGAGCGCCCTTCGTTATAGCCTTACGAAAAAGTAGATCTCCGTCTGGGGTCTGGCTTATTAAGAGGTCTCGCTGTTTAGCGTAGTTATGTAAAAAAGCGAAGATCGTCTGGGTAGGACTTGAGGATCCCGCCTCAGGAAATAGCGCGCCCGCGGGACTCTCGAATACGGGATCGAAGTCAAAATCTTTTAAGACTACCTTAGCGATCTCGTCGAGCTTCGCGTCCGTAAACTGCTGAACGTCTTTATATTTAAAAGTACAGTCGACGATCGAACCCGTTAAGGATCTCCCCTTTACCATTACCGAAGTCTCCCCCGCGCTCAGCGTCGGGGCTACTACTTCGATCCGACCTGTTAGCTGGAGCTGATTGTTTATTTTTATTACTACCCTTTGATATTTAAAAGGTTTATATAGCTCTCTGTAGATCGGATCCTCTGGAAAAAATGGCGCGGTAATCATAAACCCGTCGCCGACGTTGTCTATCGACTTAGTCATAGAGAACGCTGTAAACTGCGTTAGTACTTTGGAATTAATTGTGACCTCTAATTTATTAAGCATAGTATATAATTGTCTTGCCTTTAGGGAGGTACATTATCTCGTCCCCGTTTAACTCATTAGTCTGTATGAAAAAATCCAGCGTGCCGTCTGCGACTCCGCCGTAATATTTATTACATTCATTAATTATTGTAGAGGCGTTGGTAAGTATTACGGATCTCTTAGCGGGTAGCCCGAACGATAAATTAATAGCGCCCTCTATAGCCTTACTAACCAGTAACCCCAGAGGCGCGTAGCTCTGGATAACTTGCGCGTACATTTCGGCGAGTGTCTTAGTCAAAAAAGCGCTCTGTCCTGTATCCAAATAATCGACCAGCTCTACAAAAATATTTCGCATATAAAGAGCGGACGCCAGCGCCTCGCTTCTGGTCTGAAACCCGACTGTAGCCTCTGGGACTATTATCAGCGCGCGCCCCTTCTCGTCTCGCTGGATAGTCGACGTATTAGCTACAGCCTCAGTTATGGCTAAAGATACAGACGAGACGCAAGTCGTCCCGACCAGCTCGTTAGTTAACAGCTTATTTTTAGTCTCTCGCGAGTCGTCGTCTACGTTAGTAAAAGGTAGATTGTCCAGTAAAGACTTGTACGCGATTATCTTACTATCCACGCGCCCGTATAGGGTCGCTGGGATAGAGATCATCCTTATTATACTCTCCGCGAACCTAGCGGGAGCGCCCACGTACTCGTCTAAATTAGTTACTATATCGAGATAGCTCTCATTAAATATCGACGCTATTTTATCGTCGCCTGTCGCGAGCGTGGACAGCGCCTCGTAAACTCTCTGAGTAGCGCCCGCCATAGTATCCTTAAACGAAGTAGCTTGATCCAGCGTGTCTATATCGACGCCCTCGTCGAAGTTATCCTTAGCAAACTGATTATATCCCTCCGCTAGATCCGCGACCTCGTAAGTAGTTCCCCCGACTGGAGTCGCAAACTCACGATCCAAACTCTCTTGAAATTCTACCTCAAAAACAGCCTCGCCGACCCCGCCGATCCAGTCCTCGGACTGAGTACAGGAGAGAACCTGTACGAACTTCTGACCCCAGCGAGGATGATTAAGAACCCCCCGACCGATTAAGCTCGCTCCCTTAAAAAAACTATCCGCTTGTTTATCGAATAGGTCTCCATTAAATATAACGCGCATAGGGTAGACCTCGCCCCCCGTGCCTTTGTCTTGATGTAAAGTTCCATTAACCCCCGAAAAAGTAAAAGCCCCTATACGGTGCTGTATAGTTCGCGAGAGATCCGTAAATAAAAACTCGTGCAAGTCCCCGTTAGGAGCTACGTAGTTCGCCCGCCCTAGATCATCCAAATAACTCATTTAATCAACCTTCCCCGAATATCCTGTGTTTAATTCTATGCTCTCGTCCAGATCTCCCTCGACCCGTGAGCCTTTAGGTAGACCGTTAATATCAATCTTAAGGCTATTATTAAAACCTCTGGAGGCGCCATTTAGCGGAGAGGTCGGAGCTATCACGGGGGCGTTGCCTGTGCTGAGACCCGCGCCGTAATTATTAAAAGCCTCGATAGCTTGCGACCTAGCCCTTTGCCCTTCTGAGAATTTTTTTATCCCTGCGCCCCAGACAGCACCCATAGCGACCATAAAAGCGGGGGCGCCCCCAACCAAAGCCCACGCTTTTAACTTCATGGCGCTATCTATGGATACCATACCTAAGGCGACCGCCTTTAGCGCTATAGACAAAGCGACGTAAGCCTTAGCTACGTTTTTTATCTCCGTCCTATGCTCCCATAAGAACTTGGTCGCCGTAACGAGGCTGTCCATAGCGTCGGTTATACCGCTCGCAAGCATATCCTCATTCGTACGCGTCCAGAGTACCATACTATCTATGACCCCTTTTAACATACCTTGATCCGTACCCTTCAGCTTAACCGCCTCGATCGCGGACAGGAGACTATCTATACTCCCCTTAAGATCTGATCGTATCGCCCTCGCCATTCTTTTAGTACTCCCCTCCCCCGTCTCGAACTCCTTACGGAGCTTACGTAAGTTAGCCGTAGAGTCCCGTAATAATACATTAGCAGAGGCGAGAGGGATCTTACCGAACAGTCGCTCGATATATCCGAGTCGTGCTTTTTGATTATTCATTTTATCGAGCTTTGTAAAAATCTCGTCGAGTACGTCAAACTGATCTTTTAACTTACCCGTCTTAAGGTCGGCGGTCTCTATTTTCAGATCCTTCATAACTGCGGACGCTTTCGATCCGATACCAGCGAGCGATAAAAATAATCGCTTAGCTGACGTTCCAGCTATACTCCCCTTTATACCCGCGCCCGCGAGGGTCGCCATAATAGCGGAGTACGTCTCGATTGACGCCCCCGACGCCTCGGCGACTGGTGCGCCTTTTTTCATGGTCTCGAACAGCTCCTCGACCGACGTATTAGATCGGATCGAAGCTAACGACATAACGTCCATAACGCGATTGAGATTTTTTAAACGCTGGGTCTCGTCTTTAGCGTTTAGATTAAAAGCGCCCATAGCGTCCGAGGCTATGTCCGAAGCAGTAGCGAACTCCAGCTCGGAGGCTGTCGCAAAGTCTACAATATCAGGGAGCGCGCTCATAGAAAAACCAGCAGAGTATCCCGCTTTAGCTAGAAAATTTAATCCTAGCGCCCCTTGAGTCGCCGTAAATTCTGTCGTACGCCCGACCTTTTTAGCCGACTCCTCCAGATCCTTAAACGCTTGAGTACCGCGCTCGATATCCTCTGGAAATTTTACGGACGCCTGAGAGATCGCGCGCCCGAAGTCCGCCGAGGTCATTATGAGATCCTTTATCACGACCCCCAGTCCAGCGATCGCGACGGCTCCCACCATAGCCCCGCTTTTTATTTTGGCGTTCATAGAGGTAAAGGCGCGACTAACAGACTTAAAACCTCGTTTAGCCTTACGCGCGAACTTGCCGACGCGGTTCTGCATACGACGCAGAGGAGCCGATAACTTATCGACCCCCTTAAAGATTGCCTCTACTTTAAATCGTCCCGCCATGCTATAGGATCCTTTTTATTTTGATAGGTATTTTAAATCTGGTACGAGTCCGCTGTAAAAAAATCGGATCTCGTCTATTGATAAACTTCTCGGATCTGGGAGGCTGGCGTAGTCCTTACAGATCTGCAAAAACATTTCACCATATATATTGTTAGCGTGTCCGCTGACACTAACGACCTCGCCGTGTCTTACTAAATCCTCGCGGACTAATCCATTAAAAGCGCAAAGA